TCAAGCGTGCTTATAAAATCTTTGATTTGTGGGTTGGCGTAACTGAGGCCAAGATTGTCCAGAGACTTAGCCAGAACCTTGGCGGCTTTGTCATCTGCCGCAAATGCCTTAACCGAAGCCTTGCCGTATCCTAGGAGTTTTTGTGCGGCAAATACGCCCGCAAAGGTCTTGCCTAATTTTTTAACGCTCTTATCAAAGCCAGTGATTTGCTTCTGGCCCTTTTGCAGTGCCTTGCCATTCCAGGTAGCAACCGCATTAACTAGTAAGTTAGACATTAGGCCCCCAGTGCATATCCTGATTGAGTTCCAGCACCACCAGCGGTGTTGAATGTCGTTGTTGCTTTATCGATTGCCTTAATCACGCTCAGGTAAGCTTTGCCCTGATCCTGCTCCCAGGCTTTAAATATCAAGCGGCCACGCTCTTTGCCCTTGCCGTATAGAGGCCCCATGGATCCAATGAATATTCTTCCAGCCTGAGGGTTGCTAGATCGGCTGACATCCCGGCCTCCACCCTTAGGGCCGACCCACGGTTGTCCATCAGCTCCAGACTTACGCCCGGCAGTCTCATAGATTGCTCCAGCCGCTGAGTTGTTGGCAACATAGAAACGAGCTGCAAAGCCAGCCCTATTGACTCTGGACTTGCCCTGGCGATAAACGATGCCACGCTTGACCTCTGATGCGTCATAGAGCGGGAACGCACGAACACGCCCGCCAGTATTAAAGACTGGTGCGGCTGAGGGCTTGTTCCCCTTTTCCCAGCCGTATAAGTAGCTGGGATAGGGAATAGGTACATCGCCACGGGCTTTATCACGAATCGTTATCATTGCGGCTTTAATTTCTTTGTTCATCTCTTTATAGAGAACCCCATCAAACTTACGCATGGCCTTAAGAGTGGGTTCAACGCCGCTTATGTTTACTGGCATTCGCCCTCTCCTTCGCTCGATCATTCAATACTTGAAGCACGGCTTTAAACATTCGTTCGTCTAACTCTAAAACATCATTGGGGCTTAGCTGCAATTCCACCGCTAGTGAGGCCACTAGGTAGGTGAAACTCCCCCGATCTATTTTTTTACAGGTTCGTCATCCAATACTTCCACTGAGATCAGAGTCGTCAAGAACTCTTCGCTGAATGGAGGAATGACCTCTACGCGAGAAAGCGCGTTATGCGCCAGCCAGTAAATGTCACTCTGCTTCTCTTCGTCCCGGAACTGCTTATGAATGCCTTTGCCTGTGTACTTTTCAAACGCATATTCAACCACTGGGGTGATCGGAACGACCACATCCCCAGAGGCCCTGGTGATTTTCAAGCGTGCCATTTTTTGCTCCTTAGAATGCCACTGATGTTGAGACAGTGACTGTTGTGTTCACGGTGAATGAAATGCTGGATGCAGCTTCATCGCCAACCCCACCTGTGCCCACTGGGGTCAGGTTGTTGACAAAGATTGAGAACTGATAAGTGGGATTAGTCGCGCTCACGGCGGTTCCCTTTACAGTGATCATTGAGACGGCCAATGTTGTGGCAAAGGCTGATTGTAGAGTGGTCATAACTGCGGATGCGCCCCAGTCATTAAAGAAGTCGATTTGTAGCGTTGCGGATTGTAATCCTCCCACTACCTTATGAGAGAGATCACCCATAGTTGTGACTTCCAGCTCATCTACGATTTGCGTTAAAGTAATTCCGCTGACATACGCACTGATGTCAATCGAAGGGACAGTTGGCGCGGCTGCGGTTGCGAGTTTCACGCCAACATTGTTATTTAGATAGATAGCCATTTAGTTTTCCTCGGTTTCTGTTGTCGTTGGCTTCGCAGCCTTTGTATCCTTGATCTGGCCGACTTTGACAAGCCAAGCCAAATTCTCTGCGTTTGTTTCGCTCATTTTATCTCCTATGACCAAGTGGTAAGAACGGTGATATTAAAATCCGATGTGAGCATGGGCCCGCTCGGTGCATCCAACACTGAAGGAGCTGATGCGCCGGTGATGTTGAATACCAAAGCTGATGAAGCTAGTTTATTAAAGACGGCCACGATGGTGCTTTCCATGCCGTTCAAATTCCCCTGGTTGTCTAGATAAGGAACCGTCATGATAATCTTAAAGTTTGCCATGCAAGCGATAGAGGCTTGAGAGTTGTTAGAGGGCACAAGGTAGGGATCACTTGGTGCAACTATCACTGAATTTGCAAGAATTACTGGCGGTGGGAAGCTGAAGGTTGACCACACACCAGCATTGGCCAGGGCCGCCGCTATCGTTGTGCGCAGGGTTGTAAGAGCTGCTGGAGGCATCGGTCATCCAACCATTCCCGAAGGTGAAAGATAAGGGGCAAGAAGCCCCCGAATACTTGCCATTAAAGTGTTGGACATTCTAAATGGGCTTGGAGCATATCCATCAATTCCCATTCCGCCATTTTGTGTAGCTTGTCGAGATTGCCAAATATTAGTGGCAAGCATGAGTGAGGCTGAGCGAATGGCTGCGGTTGAGGCATATGACGCGCTTTTATGGTCCGGACCAGTCATCAAGCCATAAGGTTGAACTAAGTGGATCAACTCATCGGTGCCAGTGCTTGCGTATTGAATGTATTGGTATCCAAGCGGATAAACCCAGCGGCTTGGAAGATAAGGCGCACTTACTGAGGATGGATAAGGGCTGGTGCTGGTGATTGTCTTTGATCCATTAAAGCCTGCGCCGCACCCGCTTATTGTCACCACTTGGCCCACTACGAACTGGCCAGGATTGGCAATGATCGCCGTGGCTACATTTGAAGAACGCCCCGTGGCCACAATCGGAGCGGTGTTAAACCAAAGAAAAGAATCAATAAGATCCTGAGCAGTCTGACAACATTCCTCCACAGTCGCGTCTGTATAAAGTGTGCCAATTCCAAGTGAATCGCGTAATTCCTGCATTGTCGTGTATGTCGCTGCCATGATCATCCTTCCTTTGATAAGGCTCACAGAGCCAGGGCCTCCTAGCCCTGTGAGCGGCTTAGGGTTTTATCAGGTCAAGTTATAGCGTTGCAAACCACCGGATACCAGTGTTTTTGTCGCGAAGTAACCGTAAAGCATCGTGCTAATTTCACCAGTTGCAACAACATTCACTGAGAGCGTTAGCTTTGGTGACTCGTAGATTGCAATGCTCATTGGATTAACAATGAAGGCTGCATCATCGATTGTTGTGCTGACCATGTTCTGGTCAACCCAGAGATCTAAGCCCATCATGTCGCCGCGCAATCCGCGTGGTGTTGATTGGCCGTTAGCGTTCATTGGAGAAGCCGCGTTGAAGATGCTTCGTCCTGTTGTGTCCAGGCTTCCAATCAAAAGTGACCAGACGCTTGTGCCTGCAATGAATGCAGTTGCAGTCTCACCGCTTGCCGCATATACGGCTGGCGCAGCTTGTGCGACATACGCCTGAAGTCCTGCGATAGTTGCAGCTTGTGCAGTTGATTGAGTTCCGCCTGAGACAATCTCGGCAATAACCGCAGCATCAGATGCCTTGGCGTAAGCTCGGAGACAGTTCTCATACATAGCTGAATAAAAGCTTGGATCTGATCTGTCAAGAAGCTCTGTCGAATAAATCTGAGTTCCGGCCAGTTTGACCACAGTGGCGTTTACATAGCTGGAGACAATCTGAGTGGCCGCAGTAGATGCGCCTTCAGCAACGGTAGAAATTGTGGCGTTTGTTGTGATTTTTGGATGCGAGATTGTCATACCTGAAGGAGCCAAGGCGCGCGCTCCACCTAGTGCATCGATTGTTGGGCGTGACATAACGGATGTATCGATGACGCTGGATACAAACTGTGTTGGATTGAAAGCTGGGTTAGTAGTAAATGAGTCATTCGCTGCTTCGATTTTCTTAGCTTTTGCATCGGCTGCGCGGATGTAATCGCGTGAAGTATCGTCACCCATCTTGGCTTTAATTGCGTGTTCTAGGTATTGCGCTTGTGTCTTAATTGGTGAGCGAACTTCGCCTACTAAGTAAGATGCTGAAACGACTGGGCGTGAGGCTTCCACAACGGGAGCCTCTGCCGCAGTTTCTGGGGCTGTTGTTTCATCGGCTGTCGTCATGACTGCCTCGCTTTCTGTTTGTTGGATTGTTTCGTTTTGCTCCGCTTCGCCTTCGCTTGCGGCAACACTGGTGACGATGGCATTCTCAAAGGCTGGTGATTCCACCAAGCTGACTTCTATGAGACGCGCAGCCGTCACTAGGAGGTAATCGTCAGTCGGTAGAGATGAAATTACTTCCACCCCAACGGATAGCCCGCTGACTAAGTCCTCCGCAGCCAGGGTTAAATAATCTGTACCCTTACTGCTACTGGAAATCTTGAACGATCCATAGATGAACTCTCCATCCTTGCTAAAGGATTGAGCGCGGCCAATTGGATCATCGGCTCTGTGTTGCGCAAGCAACTTTATTTTGCCTGGTGATGGAATCTGTATTGAGCCGCTCTCAAAGACAACTGCTCCAGCCGATGTGTTACCCACGGCCCCGTATTCCATAATTTTGCCAGAAATAATCCGGCGTTCGCTATCAGCCGCCTGGATTGGCGTGCTAAAGGTTAGCTTCATGATTGATCTCCGTTCGGTGATAGGTCTTCCATCATTTTGGCTTGATCTAAGGTAATGAGTTCTAGCTGGAGCATTTTCTCAATGACTGCCAAGCGCGCCGTTGCATCAGCTCGCAGGAATGTTTCATCGGAGGCAAAGCGCACGACATTGTTAGCGTTTGTGATGTCATTCATGCTCAGGCGATCTTCGATGGCACAAACAAACGGCGCGAGAGTGTACGCGTAGAATTCTTTCCTTGCGTCAAGAACATTTTGGTATGTCATGCTTTTATTGGCATCAGCGGAGGCCATGTATGCCGGAACATTCATAAGGCGGCAGATTTCGGTGCTGAAGTCTTGTTTTGCTTCCACATACATCATATCTTTAGGAGAAAAGGATGTTGTCTGGTAATCAAGCGTTGAAGTCAGGAATGCAGTGCCTCGACTATTTCTGGCGGCCTTCCAAGATGCAAGAATGCCTTGTACCTGCGCTTCAGGAAGATCCGCACCTGAGTTCTTAATAAATCCCGATGGGATTGGCGTTTGTGCAGCTATTGCACTGGCCTTCTCAAGATCTAGAGCTGCGCGAATAGTTCTTGCGCCCGTTGCGAGAATCCCTGGTTGAAGTGACTGGAAGGTGACAAGAGATCCCACACCGTTTTGTGGACGCTCTTCATTGTCCACCGTGTAATATTCAACTTCAGTGTTGCGAGCGTTTAATTTTGGTGTGACTCTTTCGTTTGCTACCCACGCAAAGCGCGCTGGTCTTCCATCATCGGAATATGTAGCCGTCACTTCCCAATAAGCAATTTGGTAAAAGAGAAGCGACTGGACTGTGTAGGCAATGGTCACTGATCGAGGTTGTCTAATATCTGGCTGCTCTAACCAAATCGGAGAACCTAGTTCTTCGCCCGTTGTCTTGTTATACAACTCAAGCGGAATGCCTGCAATAGTTCCGCAGATTAACTGGCGGCACTTGCTGACCGTTGGAACCTGCATCGCAGAATTGAGATCAATCCCGGCGTAATCAAAGCCCATGCCATAATCGCTCCAAGCCCCTACGCCGTAACCAGAGTTCATCACTGCCGGGTTATATTGACTTTTAAGCGTCTCTGAATCCTCTTTGACTAATCGCAGTGCTGAAAGAATACCCATGGCGGAAGAATAGCCTTATATCACGCAAAAGCCAGAATGAAGAGAGTTACAACTTCGGCGTGTCTATCCGGCCACAATCATTGGAGTTGAAACTGGTTCCTGCATTTTATGAATGATCATCGCGAGTGAAATCGGGGCCGATACATCGCCCGCGCTGGCTCTTCTGACGATTCTCCAGGCCGCGTCATTGGTCTTAGCTGCACACGCATTCATTTGCGTATCGAAGGCTTCCTGGCCCATATGAACAATGCGATTATTGACTATCGCATCAAGAAGATCGCCTGAAGCCTGATAGAACGCCGTTCCTGACACATCGACCATCCGGCAGCCGCTGGCAGTCAATCTTGCGGCAATACTGGCCGTTGAGTAGTGATCAAACATGATCATGCGCGGGTAATACTTATCCACCCACTTAGTCTTGATTTCTGCCGCTATCTGAAGCTCATCCACGGCGGTATCGGATCGCCACTGATCCATAATCCCCACGCCAATCTTGCCGTTGGGTAGGAATTGCCCAGCTACCAAAGATGCAGTGCGCTTTGATATAGCGACATCAAATGCGAAGAAGGTGTCCGGGCCAATCGGCAATGACAGGTTGCGATCAGCCAAAGCTTCCCAAGATCCCAAGGGCCAGGGGCTCGTAAGCGATGAAACCCACATGCACATATGCTCCGGCAAGAACTTTTCCATAGGCATGACCGATAAAGCCTCTTCCAGGCCCGATTCGCTGATTGTGATGCCAAGGCTGGGATTGCTCATGGCCCAGGCAGAACGATCCGTGGGTTTAGCGTGTTGTGGAGCTGAGTATTCATACCAGCCCAGTGTCTTAGATGGATACGACAGGGCCTTGTCTCTGAGATCATTTAAAACATGGCTGAAGGCATCACCAGCATTTGAAGCCACATAAGTCTGGGCCTTATCGCCCATCGCAATAGTGATCGGCTTAGCTGCTGCCCAGGCTTCCTCGGATATGTACCGCAGCTCATCTACGAATAGAAGGTTGGCGGATTTACCGCGTGCGCCATCACTGGTTCCTGCCACGATTTCGTACCTGGCCCCGTTGAGTAGATCTAGATGCTCCTTACCGTTGCCCCGGTATCCAACCTCACCACGATTGAGCTTAACCTGGCTACGCAAGAACTCGTTAGCCTCGATTATGGAACAAACCTTGCGGAAGGTATCTTCTGCCATGCCTCGCTTAGAAGACATGGCCACAACCGACTTTTCCCCCAAGACGAACAGGCCAAAGAGGATCCGAAGAGCAATAAGCATAGTTTTGCCATTTTGTCTGCTGAGAATGACTGCAACGGTCTTACGCTCGAACGCGCCGCTCTCATCCACGGTAAGAAAGTCGTTTGCGATGAATTTCTGCCATGGAAATAACGGGTAGCCACATTTCTCAGCAAACTCTGCAAATTCTGCGCCCCTAGATTTTCCCTTTAACGGGATGCTCATGATCCGTGGTTTCACCGCTCCTAATAGGGGCTTTTTCTTTTCCCCTTGTTTAGCAGGTTTTGGATTGGCTTGGACTAGTTCCACGATGGCCTTGGCTGACCGTCAAAGGGCCCAGGGAGGCTCGAACTGACTGTGACTGGGGAGAGATAGTCTGGAGAGACAGGGGGGGTAGAAGTTGAGCCTAAAAAAAGAGCCAATGATTTCTTGCCCTTTTTGAGGTTACAAGGAGCGCAGCTACTCACAAGATTGCTCATTTCATCGCCTCCTCCGTGAACCTTGGCAACTACATGATCCACATG